ATTGCGGCACTGTTTGCCGCCTGCGTCGGCGCTGTGCCTGACACGGTAAACGCAGCACTCTGTCTCACGTATGCCGTGCCTGAGCACTCCGTACCACCACCCGTCTCGCCGGGTGCCACAGTAAAGAGAGCCACATACCACGCAGTGGGACGGGTAGCCGTTCCTGACGTGAACATAAAATCTAGTACGAGGTCTTCTGCGAAGTCTGTAAATCCGGCCATGGTAGCTCCTTATCCGTAAGTGATGCGTGTACGGGCAACGAGAGGCCCACCGGAGTGCGTTGACGTCTTGCTCTCATCGTTGAGAGCCTCGAAGCGCGTCGAGTACATAGACGCGAATGTAGGGATGCGCTGATCGTCCATCAGGAACGGCGAGGCGTGTACGAGAGAACCGTACAGGTACAGGTCTGGCGCTTTCGTGAGCAGCCAATTCGTCGTCGCAGATGTCGTGAGAGCGGGAACCTTGCCGTAGTAGATCATCTCGATCTCTAGGTCGTCGCCCGGCTCCGGTACGAGTTCGATTGCGCCGTTCATCAGCGAGTAGAACGTCGACGCGGTGTAGTTCTGCAACTTGTTGATGCGGTCTGCCTCATCGAGCGTCACGAAGCGCAGCGGCTGCTGGCCGTCGACGATGTGGAGGTTGATGGCCTCGAGCCAGTCTGCCGGTAGCTGCACGTACTCAGCCGAGCTGGTGGCGGTCGCACGGACAATCATCTCACGGGTGCGCAGGCGCGTATTAATGTCTGCCTCAACGAATTGGATGAACACGGGTATCTGAGCCGTGAGATCGTCCCGGTTGAGCCAAGCCGCAATCTGCGACTGGAGAGATGCGTAGTCCGTAATTGTGGTCATCCGTTCATCCAGTGCGTCTTGTATGGTGCGGCTTCTTCAGACTTTAGCCAGCGTCGCATTGCCACATTATCGCGCAGGATACCGCGCTGCATCAAGTCAAAGTGTACGGCCATCGGGATGCGAGCAACTCGCACCATGTCGCCTGATTTCGCAGTGCGAGATACGTCGTTGCGGATTGCGATGTTCTCTTCAGCAATCGCGTCGATCTGCGTCTCGTTCGTGAAGTGCATATTGCCGTCGGTGTCGACGTGCATCTTTGCCAATTCGCCGGTGAAGCCGTCGTATCCCAGTGTGAACACGCCCGGCGCGAATTCTTCAGCCATTGTTCTCTCCCCTCAAGTGATAGGGGCCGGTGTTACCCGGCCCCGACCAAATTAAGCCGACGGCGTGAGGTTCGCGATCGCGGCAGCGGACAGCTCATTCTTGATGCGCAGGCCGTACTCCACGACGAGTTCCTTCTTCGTCGCATCGCCAGTTGAGGCGATGTCGATTGTCTCGTATGGGCGGAGGTACGAGATAGATGCGTACTCTGGGTCCATGACGATAGCGAAGCGCTCGTCGAAGAAGCGGTTAGGTACAATCGACACCTGACCGAAGTCCGAGAGGTAGATGTCAGCGGTCGCAACGATCTTCAGCGGAGCTGCTGAGTCGTTGTACATACGCTGCGCTGCGAGGCCAGCGAAGCCGGATGCGACGGTCTTGTTATACGGACCGGTCATCAGGATTGTTGGCTCTCCGCCCTGCGTCCAGACGCTCTGGATCGCTGTCTTCAGCATCGTCTCGGTGAAGGCGACGTCAGTCGAGGTCGAGAGAGATGTCCACGCGGCATTCGGATAGCCGTTTGGAGCAGACGACATCGTAGGGACGACGGCTGAGTTCGCGATGCTGTTTGTGATCAGCCACGCAGGAAGACCGGCAGTCTTACGGGCAACGGACGCGCTGCCAGCGTTGCCTGCTTGGTTCGAGCAGATGATCTTCTCGACGTCGCGCTTCAGCTCTTTAGCCTTCTTGGCCTGCTCATAAGCCAAGAGAGTGCGCATACCGGCCATGTTGACCGACTGAGCCGTGCCGGAGACGGCAACGATCTTCGTAGAAATCTGCGTGTAGTTCGCGACGCGGTTGGTGGCCACGAAGTCAGCGTCACCGGCGGCTGCGCCTTCGAGTGCTGCGTTCGAGCCGTCTGCGGCTGCGAGTATGTCTGTCTGCCACTCGAAGTATGTGTTGTCAGCCGTATCGCGACCAATGTTCGACGTGAACGGGGTGCTGGTTGGGCTGATGTCGTAGATGATGTTCGAGAGGTCTTCGCGCATCGAATTGACGGCGTTGTACGTCTTTGCGTTGGTAACTGAAGCCATGATCATTTTCTCCTGTCGAGAAGTCCAAAAAGTTTAGCAGCGTCATCGACGCTACCGGTTCTACTGAGACGATCCTTTGCACGAGAGACTTCCGTCGCTGCACGTGGAGTGTTGGCGATAGTGCCTGAACGCATTGGCTTCGGCCCGGCAGACTGGTCTGGCTTGGGACGATTGGCCATTATGGCGTCGTAGCGTCTCGCTTTATCAAGCACCAAGATCGCCCGTGGGTCATATGCGGCTCCGAGTTCCTCGTCCGTATAGCCAACCTTCTGGCCATAGTCGCGAAGCCTGCTCCTTGCCTCGTTCCACTTCTGCGCGTCTTTCCACTCCGGCACCTTGTTGAACAGGTATTCCCTACCACGCTCGACCATGTGCTGAAGCTGCGCCTGCTCCTGCTGAGAGGCCATGTGAGCCATACGTTCGCGCTCGGCTCCTGTCGCAGCCACGCGCTCCTTATAGTCTCGCCACTGCTTCTCGACGATTGGGAAGTTGAGCGGGTCATCGCGATGCAGTTGCTCCCAGTTGGGTTCCTGCGGCGCGAATTGCTGTAGCTGTTGGTGCAGCGCATTAATGAGCTGACCGTACTGCTGCCTCTCCACTTCCACTTGCTGGCGCTCCTGCGCGAAGGTCTGCACCTCCTGCTTTAGCGCCTGCGTCTTCCTCGTGTAATCGGAGTTCCGTTGGTAGCCTTCGAGAGCCTCCTTCAGCGTGATGTTCTCAGTCTTGCCGTTAATCTTAACGGTGACGAAAGCGTCAAGCGGAAGCGGTTCTGTATCCGCGCCTTCGGTATCCTCGGAGTACTCCGGCTCTTCACCTTCCGGGGCAGCGTCATACGCTGGGTCGGCCCCATCCGATTCAGTCTCTTCGCCTTCGTACCCCGACGCCTCGGCCTCTGGAGCCTCGGCAGGGGCAGTAGCTCTCTTGGGTGCTTCGGGTTGGCCATCTCTGGCTCCCAGTAGGGCATCCATTTTCGCTGCTGCTTCTGCAACACCGAGTTCCCCGCCTTGGGATTGTTCGGCTGATACCATCTTAAATACTCCCTTATGGGCCGCGTTTCAAGCGGCGGTTGAAAGCAGTCACAGTCGGCTCTGCGGCCAGCGCAGTTAGCTCGTTTCTGAACTCGCCTATGGCACGCACCATCCTGTACGCATCATCCCTATCGTCGCCCCGATCCGGGTGCGACATCTTCCATTTCTCGATATACGACTGCTCCATGCGACGCAGCACTTCGTCCGTTGCCTTGTCTCTCGCAAGAGACGTGGCGGCGCGGTAGATGTCTTCGAGTTCGTGCGGGGTCATTGCGTCTCACCAATAAGATGTGTATGCTTCCGGTTCAAATGGAGGATACCATGACTGGATACGGGATCAGTAACCGTGGATTGTGCGAGGCTATGAAAAAAGCAGGCGTTTTGTGCATGACCGAAAAAGGAAAGATCGGTCGATTGTGGTCGTTCTGGGATAAAAGGCGTCGAAGCACTGTTGCTTTTTGGCTCAATCATACTGACGTTGTCCCTCTGTATTTGTGGGCGCGTATGAACCAAGAAGACCGCCTCCAATTCCCGCTGCACCAACAACAGCAGGAAGACCTTGATAACCAATCTGTTCAATCCGCTTGAGCAGACCGCGCAGCTTGTCTTCCCCGACAATCTTCAGCAAACGCTCGTAGTCTGGGCGCTCGCCCTTTCCGCCAAACTCAATTAGGCGCGTGAGGTTTTCTCGCGCTTTTTTTGGTATTGATTCACTGTCAAGCAATCTTTCGTAAAATTGTGGAGATACGTCTTTCAGTTTTGTAAGTTCAGAAACTACTCGTTCAGTTGCTAAACCTTTCCCGGCATTACTTTTTGAAAGTTCAGAAGATATATCAAAATAATCCCCAGCAAAGCGGCCTCTGTTAATTTCTGCATCCGGTACAATTTTTGATATTTCTGATTGCAACCCTTGTCTTAGCTCTTTTCCAACACTTGTTGT